GCCAGGGTCTCCATGGCCAGCACGTCAGCACTACCCACAGCCTCGTGGTTCGTCTCTTTCACCCCGCTGATGGCAGCCACTGCGTGCTTGTAGATGCGGGGAATGTCCAGCTCCCACAGGCCCAGTTGGTTGCCGATGTGCGCCACCGTGAATGCCACAGTGCAGATGGCCGAGTAGAACCGGTCGCTGCGCTCAAAGCCAGCCTCGCGGTCGATCTTCAGCTGCAGGGCCTGCATGTACTCGCTGATGGACTCCCGGTTCTCGATCACATGCTGGATCAGGATAGGCCCGGCGATACCGTAGTTGCGGTCGAGCTTGGAAAACAGCTCGTCAGTCTCGGCCTTGGGGATGTTCTCCGGCACGCCGATGCGCAAGTCGATCACCCGCTTCAGTTCGCCCTCGATGGCCGACCGGTTTTGCAGCAGCACGTCCGCCATGACGGCGTTGGACGACGTGACCGTGATCGAGCACCACGTGGCGTGGTTGGTGCGCAGGCGGTTGCCCTGTGCCTCCATGCGGTGGGCCCCGCGGCCTGAAGAACTGCCGTACACCATGGCAGACAGCACGAGCGGGTCAGCGTTGGTCAGCTCGTCCACGGTCATGCAGATGCTGTTCAGGGTACCCAGGCGGTGGAAGCGCGACGCTGAGGTGTCACGGGCCTCCATGAGCAGTTCGGACGGGTGCCCGAACATGGAGTTGATCAGCATCTGGGCGGTGGTCTTGCCGGTGCCGGAGGCGTTCGAAACCAGGTTCAGCACCGCGCCGCGCACCTGGGTGCTGTTCAGCAGCTTCAGCAGCGGCGAGCCTGCGCCAACCAAGAATGCAAACGCATGGGACTCCATGCCGGGCCGGTTGTAGAAGTTGACCATCTGGCGCCACTCTTCCAAGGAGCCGCGCTGTTGGAACAGGCCCGCAAGCTGCCGCGTGCCGCTGGCCGGTGGGGCCAAGCGCACACCGTTCGGGGTGTACTCGAACTCGCCCACGACGAAGTTCCACTCCGGGGTCCAGCCCATCTGGCTGCGCGTGCGCGCAGAGGCCACGCTTGACTGCAGTTTTTTGATCGAGGATGCAAGGTATCCCATGATGAGGTCCAGTTGTTTTCCGAAGGCCAGCACGCCCTGTTTGGCCAGCGCGTCGCGCAGGCGGTCACGGGCCACGATGTGCCCGATAGGCACGTGAAACCGGCGAATGCCGTCATGCGGCAGGTGCAGGTTGACGCCAACCAGTTCGCCCTCGCCGTCGCCGTGCTCGTCGGTGTCGTAAAACCTGCCCGTCACATAGAGGTCGTGTGCATAAACTTCAACCGTGGTGGAGTCCTGAGAGTCGTCGCCGTCGGCGTCTTTCTCATACTTGAACACCCCGCCGTTCACCCCACGGAAGTAGGGGTACTGGTACTTGGGAATCGTCACCTCGACGACGGACACACCTTCCTCGGTGTTGTTCTCCACCTCGGCTTCAATGACGTAGTTGTCGCCGTCGCTGGGGGCTTCCTTGACGAACACCCCAAGCTGGATCGGGCTTGTGATCTTGTGCTTGCAGCTACCGCAGGCAGCGGGGTAGTTGTCCTTGTACCATGCACAGGTGTGCGGCTTGCCGGTCAGGCGCTGCGCTTTCTCCAGCGTGTCCTCAGCGGTGTACCCGGGGTGCGGGGACGACAGCTTGTGGATTGCTTTCTCGGCATCGACGCAGTTCCATGCAATGGACAAGGCGGCGCGCCACTCGGGCTCGGCCAGCGTGGCTGCGTTCACCACTGCGTTGCGAATCTGGGCACACCCGCGGTCGCCGTCGGCCAGCGACATGCGAACCAGCTTCATGAACTTGGCGGGCTTGTGCTCGGACGCAGCCAGGGCTGCGGTCGTGGTGTCCTCAGCAGCATACGCTTTGGCCGCGCTCAGGTCTGGCGGCAGCTCGATGACGGGCAGCATGGCGCGCAGGGTGTCTGGGTCGGTGGCGCCGTCGCCGCTGTGGGCGATGCTGACGAGCGGAGGCTCCGAATACTGGGGCTTGTGGTTGTGGGTGCCCGGTATGCGCAGGATGCGCGCCGCGTCAGTAGTGACCGTGGGGTCGGCGTGCAGGCCCTCTACCTTGCACAGCGCCTTGAGCGCGCTGGCCAGCGGCTTCCACTGCGCCACGGACAAGTCGCGTGTGAACGGCCAGTAGGCGTGCAGCCCGCCGCCCGACACGACCACCATGGGGTCAGGGAGGTTCGTCGTTTGCACGAACGCAGTCAGCGCATCGGCGCCGTCCTGCAGTGTGGGGTACGGCTTGTCCGGTCCGCAGTCAATGTCGATGTACAGCGCGCGCATGAACTGCGCGTTGGCCGCGGTGCGGGCGTCGTCTGCGCCAAAGGTGGCCAGGGCGAAGTAGGCGTCAGCGCCTTCTGCATCGGCAGCATCGGCCGCTTCCAGCAGCTCGTCGAGGTTGTCAGAGAAGCGTTGCTTGACCGTTTTGTTACGGATGAACGCTACGCAGTACCGGCCTTGAGCGGCCAGTACGGATTCAAAAAACTGATTATTCACGCTGCCTCACGGGTAGAGGATTGGGGAAGGGTCTGGGGCGGCGATCCCGTGTCCGCCTTGTCGCTGAGTGATCAACTCAGCCGAGCCCCAGAGGGACGCATCATACGGGCTCTTCGACCCCCAGAATGCTGCCCATTGCTAATTTGTGCTCGTGGGTGGGTGTGAAGTCACCTTTGAACCAGTTGTAAACCGTGGCCCGGGAGACCCCGAGCCACCGGGCGGCGCTGGCCGCGGACACGTTGTTCTTGATGCAGTGCAGAGCGAACTGCACCTCGACAAGGGACTGATCCCTTGCCTTCACAAGTTCTACGAGTGCGTGGCTGTAGCCGACTCGCAGATTGTTACTCATCGTCGTCAGTGCCCCAGTCAGCCAGCACCGCAGCCGCGTCCTTCTTGCCGGTCGGTGCAGGTGGCACGTCAGCCTTCTTGCTTGCGCGCTTCACGGGCTCTGGCACATCTGCGTCAGCGGGCTCGTCGCGGGCGGGCACGGGGGCACCACCGAACAGCGGCTTGACTTCTGGCTCCACGTAGGTCGAGCTGGCTGCCTCAGGCTTTGTGGCCTTGGGCGTCATCTTGAACTCCGTCGCCTTCTTGGCGTCGTCGCCCTGGGCCAGGTCCTTCGAGGTGTTGTACTCCTCTCGGGTCAGGGGGCGCACGGCGCGGAAGCGCAGCACGGGGACTGCCTCGCTGGTGTCGAAGCGAGCTTCGGTCACCACGCCTGTGATGGGCACGCCGTGGCCAGACAGGAACTTGGCGTAGGCCTGGAGGGGCATCTTCTCGCCGTCGGGTCGGCCGAAGATTGACTTCGCGGGCAACTGCAGGCGGTATACGCCCCCGGTCATGTCGTTCTCCAACGCGACCGCCAAGCGGGTGCTGTAGCGGCAGGCACGGGACTTGCCTTCACCAGAGCCTTCGATGTTCTGGGGGCACTTGGCGCAGGTACCGCACTGGCGCTGGGCCGCCGGCACTTCGGCGTCAGGCTTCAGCCCATCCTCGGACCAGCAGTGGGGCACCACCACTTTGCCTTCCTCGTACTTGTCGGCGAAGTAGGTGCGGTTGATGTGGGGGTTGGCCGCCACGACCACGAAGTTCATGGCGCGATCTTCGTTCTTGGCAATCTCCTCACCGCCGACCAGCAAACGCCACACGCCACCGCGGATAGAAATCTGCTTGCCGCCGGAGTTGCCAGCCAGATTCTTGGTGATGTCGTCGGACTCGCGGAGGTAGTCGGGGAGGGCTACGTTGCCTTGCTTGAAGAGTGTGATGTTGCTCATGGTGATTGCTCGAAAAGGTTTGAAACACGGCACCGACCGGGTGCCAACGGAGCGGTTATGCCGCCACTCACTTCGATGCGCGGCGGACCGTGATCGAATACTTGGAATCTGTGTTGAGCCCTGCGGGCAGCTTGTCAGGGTTGGACTCCAGGAAGTCCTTGAACGCGCCCTGGGCGATGCGGCGCTCCAGCAGCTCGGGGGCATCGTGCTCGCGGATGAACGCGTACATGCTGCCCCAGTCGCTGGTCCAGTAGCGGGTCTTGACCGACCGGGTGAACGCTCCTGCGGCCGTCTTGCCGCCGTCCTGGCCGGTCGCTTTGCAAATGGTGAGCAGCTCTTGCTCAACGGTGTCCATCTGCTCTTGAATCTCTGCAACTTTGGCGTCGTACTCGCGGGTCAGTGCTTCCTTGGCGTCGCGCATTTTGATGTAGGCTTTGACGAGTTTGGCTGCGTCCATGGTGGTGTCCTTGAATTGATGGTTTGGCGTTTTGCTGGGTTGAAGTGTATCACTGAAGTTTACTAAGTCAAGCTATTTCCTCCTTGTAGAGCGCAACGATGTCCAGGTGGGCATCGACCTTGCCCTGCAGGGCCTTGTACATGCGGGCCTCGACGGGGCTACCCTGCAGATGTGTGACCGTCACGCAGTTGCGCTGCCCTGCCCGGTGCGCCCGGGCGTTGCACTGCAGGTACAGCTCCACGGACGACGTGGGGCCCCACCACACCACCTGGTCTGCCCGGGTGAGGGTGATGCCGTGCCCAGCGGCCTGCGGGGCCAGCAGCAGCACTTTGGGGCGGTCCTCGGTTTGAAACCGCTTGATGGTCTCCGCCCTGGCCCCCGCTGACACGCCGCCTTGGATCACCTCCACCATCTGGGGGTCGCCGAAGTGCTCGGTCAGCTTGTCCTGCAGCATCTGCATGACGTGCCGGTACGACACAAACACCAGCACCTTGTGCTCAGTGGAGTCGATGATCTCCAGCAGCTCGGCCAGCCGGTTGCTCACATCGAACTCCACCACCTCGCCCGTGGCTGTGTAGCTGGCGCCGCAGCTGATTTGCAGCAGTCGGTTCATGAGGCCGGCCGCGTTGACCGCGGTCAATTCTTCGCCCGCAGCGATGGCCACCATCTCCTGCTTGAGCTGCTTGTAGAACTTGTTTTGCTGCGGCGTGAGCGGCACCTCTCGGGTGGTGTACAGCAGGTCGGGCAGGTCCAGGCACTCTTCCTTTGTGAACCGTATGGCAGGCTGCAGCGCCTCGAACACCTTGGCTTTGGCGTCAAGCTTTGGGGCCCACTTGAACTGCGTGATCTTGTTCATCACGATGTCGCGCCATGCGCTCACATGCCGAGGTACCGCATCAGGGCGCACCAGCTTGGCGATGCCGTAGGCGTCCACAGGCGACTGGGCGGCGGGCGTGCCCGTCATGGCCCACACCCACACTGCGGGGTTCACCAACGTGGCGACAGCTTTCCACCGATCGGTGCTTGGACTTTTCAGGGCGGTCGCTTCGTCGATGATGATCAGGTCAAACCCCCCAGCCTTGAGCGCGGCGTGCACCACCTTGACCCCATCGAAGTTGATGATCACGACCTCAGCATCGGACGCAATGATGGCTTCGCGCTTCTCACGGCTGCCGGTGGCGATGGCCACTCGGCGGTGCATCACGGTGCGGAACAAGTCAGCGCGCCAGGCAGTGTCCATGATGGACAACGGACAGATGACCAGCACCCGCTTGATTTTCCCCTTGTCCATGAGATAGTCCGCGGCCCAAGCGGCGGCGCTGGTCTTTCCGGTGTTCCCCGTCGTGAACACGCAACCATTTCTGCGCAACACGAGGAACGTGCTGGGCACGCTGAAGCAGTACTTGAACCCATCGGTAGACGGGGCAAGCTGAACCGCGCCGCTCGGTTTTTTACTGTGCAGCGCCAGCAATCCGGTACCGAGCTTTTGCCGCACATAGACGGTGTAGCAAGCACCTCCTCGATACTTACTGTGGCGCGGGTCTTCGGCGATGCGCGCTATGTACTCAGCGCCGG